CTAACCTATGACCTCTTCGATAAGTTCCGTTTCCTGCTGCGGCTCTTAGTGTTACGTCAATAATTCTCTGGTCAGACTGCATATAGTTATCAACGTCAACCTGTACGCCCGCCTGATTATTGACATTGACAGTAACATTACCGCCCCCCGCAGGGGTTACAGTTTCCCCCTTATGGATAACGGCCAACCCGGACCTGTCTACATAACCGCCGTCTGCTGCTCCTGGGGGATTCAAAGCTAATCCATAGGGATTATTTGGAGAAAATGGCTGCCCGCCAGCACCGACAGGAGCACCAAATACCGCTCCGCCAAGTCCAAGTGCCGCTTTAATTGTGGCAAACATTACAGCTTGTGCAACCATGTCGGTACACATTCTAATAAAAGACTTGAGTACGTCTTGCCACAAAGCTTTCATAGAATCCTTCCATGATTCTGCTTTTGTCAAACTATCATAAAGAGCGTCACTTAAATATTGTTGTGCCTGGCTTGCAAGTCTGGCAACATATTCTGTAATTTGGTTTGTTGTGTCCTTTGCAATACGGCTAAGGTCGTCCCAGAAATATTGCCAGTGGGTTTTGTGTTCTGTATCAAGTTCTTTTCGAGCCTCAATACCCTCCAAATGAGCAGCAACCATATTATCTTCGGCTTCTTTAGACCGAGTTGATTGTTCTTCTATGTGAGAAAAATCCAACTCTGCCATTGGGTCAAACCAAACAGGTGCATCACTCGTTGTTGGTACTACTTCTGGAGATACGTCTTTCTTATAGGTTTCTGCAAGGTCTTTCAATTTTTGTTTTGTTTCATCAGCTATCCGTCCTAAGTCTGTTATAGATAATGACATAACATCTATATAGGGATAAGCCTCTGCTAATACTGGTTTGAAATATCCCGTCGCAAGTTTTTCCTCTGCATACTCTCTTGCTCGCTTTCTTCGATAAGCTTCGGCCTCTTTTGTTTGTCCACCGGAAAATTCAAAGGTCGAAAGAAATTCTTTTTCTAATCTTGCTACTTCTAAACCCTGGGCAATGCCTCGTTTTATAAATATTCCCATGTTAGCCCCAATTCCAACAAATAAATCAGAGAAAATAGTGAATACTGTTTTAGCAAAACCCTCAATTAAAATTATCCCCGCAGCAAGTCCGTATTTAATGCCGGTTTTCCAGTCTGTAGTTAGAAGTTTTATAAAATCCCAGACCTTTCCAGTAACAAACTCAAGCTTTTTCGCCCAAACTTTTGCCATTTCACCTATTCTTTTTTGATTGTTTTCCGCCCATTCTTTTATTGTGTCAGACGCCCTACGGATCATTGGCAGAAAAGCAATTCCAATTTTTTCAGCGACGTCACCTATAGTGTTCCACAATTGTTTTAATGAGCCTGACGTAGTTTGCGAACGTTCCTTTGCAAGTTTGAAACCATCACTGGCAAACTTAGTAACAATAGCCAACTGTTCTGTGGCGTCGGTCGTGGCCCTTAATGCAGGGATGTACCTCCGCAGCATTGTAAACTCACCTTGGTATGCAAGAGCTACATATCGGGACATAGACTCAATCCCCTGTCCTGTTGCAGTGGCCAAACCGATTGCCATTTTCGCACCGTCTTTCAGTCTATCGGCAGTGACGCCTAAACTTCTTTGCTGCTGCATCAGACTTAAAACAAACTCGTCGCCATAAACAGTGGCTTTCTGTATTTCAGCGGCGAAATTCCTAAAATCTGTTTCGAGTTCTTTAGTATATTCACCACTAATTTTTAAGGCGGCATTTAACAAGAACACGGCATCCTCTTGCTTCATAGCCGCTTTAGTAGAGAACCCTAACGCCGCCGTTAATACTGCTAAGCCTATTGCTGCTCCCTTTGCCACAATAGAAAGAGCGTTCTTGATACTTTGAGTCATAGAGGCGTATGCTTTTTTGATTTTCTTAACGGCCAGTGCATGTGCTTTTGCTGCCGCTTTAGCCGCTTTGTCTGCTTCTTTAGCCATGTCCTTGTGGGCTTTTTCCACAGCCTTCATTGTACGCTGGGCTTGACGATCCACCTCTTTAGCGGCACGTTTAGCTTCGGCCTCAGCCTTTTTAAGGTCAGATGACACCTTTGTAAGGTTTACATCCAGGATTATGGACGCCGTCATATAATTCATGTATTCAACCCCTGTTCGACATTCCAGCAAAAGAGAATAAGCTCAAACATTTCCCTATTATCCTCGCCATATATTCTTAAAGTTTCAATCACTGCTTTGTGGTCAAGTCGTATTGCAATCTTGCCGTCACCTACTTCATAAGAGAGCTTCTGGTCACGGCACAGATCGTACAACTTCCATGTTGTACGATTTTCTGGTGCCAGTCCAACACAACAACAACTTTCGCAGGGCGGTTCTTCATCGTCACCATACACTGCCTCACAGACTTCACAACTTACTCCACCAGGTCTATATTTCCACCTGATGAAGTTTCGGAGTTTTTTAACCGAGCCTCTTCAATTTCGTCATTCGCCTCATTAAGTTTCTCCAGACAATCGGCGGCGAATTTTATGAAGTTAGTGATTTTTACCAGTCGGGCTTTATTTTCCGAATTACATTCAACATCGACACCATCAATCTGGATACCCTTCCAGTCGACAATGCAATAATTCCAACGCATTTTACTGGCCATGCGTTCATTTACTTGTTCATCATCGTATTTTACGCCGTGACTGAATTTCGTCTTGTGTTTGACGGTCATCCTTTCAATCTTCTCATGTTCCTCTATGCCGATAACCCGCAGACAAACACCGGCAGTCTCATCGCCATCAATGAAATAAAACCACGTGCCCTCATTCTTACTTCCAAAACTTACTGTTGCCATTATATTGAACCTTTCTTAAAATTACCTCCGCAGGAATCAGATTTGTAGCCCCACCCTGCGGAGGTTCGATTGTTATTGTTTACGAATCCAAAGTCGTAAAGGACAGCGTTTTGCCATATACCAAAGAGGTATCGGCAAGTTTAGCAACTGCACGATAGTAATAAAGTGTTGGCACACTTGTAATCAAATTAGCCGCCGAATCAGCATCATACTCACCCTTATTGGGAGTAGAGAATGTTGTCTCGGATGCGTAAGTTGTCGCTCCAAAACTTAGGGTCGTGCCGTACTCGAAATAACATTCAAGATTATCAGTTTCACCGCCACGATGGATCAACTCACCCCAGAAGGATACCTGGCCGGTATCACCAGCACCGTAGGTATTGTCAATCTCACCAAGAGTTACGACAGCGACCGATGTAGTTGAGCCAATCTGCTCAAGTTCCCCATTGACACACAGCGTAGCGGTTATTGTCCCAACACCCGCCGATGTATCGCCAACATTGTTGCAATTTGTTACAATACAATATGAACCAGCTTTTGGTGTCAGGTAAATATTGTTGGCATAGTCAGTGTATAGCTTGATGTCTGTAATTTCTGTGGCGGCATCAAATCTGGTCTGCAATAGTTTCTGACCGGCGTCTGAATCCAATTTGTAGCTCGCATTTATGGTGATGTCACCACCAACCCTTTGTAGCGGCTGTTTTTTAATGATTTCAGTACCGAACTCGTCAATTTCAACCATGTTGCGAGTCATTCCGCCCCATGTCCACGAGTTGGCCCCACCTATTTCTACCGCTCCAATATATACAGCACCTTTATATCCGGCTTTTGCATTAGCCATGTTTTATTCTCCTAATTCTTTTTAATTAAAATTCTGTAAGTTACAATGTATTGCCACTTGCCCTCTACATGGAGCAAATTAGCTTGAAGTCTCTCAAGACTTATGGTTTCATAGCCTGTAATAGCCAGATCGTGTTTGTCAAACGCCGCTTTCAAGGCGGCAAAAGTAAGCCCAATTTCTTCACAAGTCTCCGAGTCACTAAACAGGCTGAATTGGATCAAACAATCCTCAAAATCCTCTGTAAATGTCCAGTCCGCCATATCACTAATAAGCGTCATAGTGTTGAAAGGGAAAGCAGTTTCCCCGGGGGCAACGGTATTGTAAAGCACCCTGCCGCCCATTGTAGCAGTCCATCGAGTATATATGGCGGTAAACAAAGCGTTCATAGTTAAATAGCCCTAAACACCCTCTTAATAAACCGGAGGTTCTCCCGTAATGCCCCCCGGAGAAAAGCTCTTGGCGACATCTTAGGCGTTCCCGCCTCCACGTAACCGGCATAATGAACCCTTGAGCCAACCCGAAGCGTCAGCGGTCCCGCATAATCTGTTTCTATGCTGCGTTGTAAATTGCCGGTTCTTACAGGGCATTTCCTTATCGCAGACCTTAGAATCTCTGGGCCGACTTCACGCAGACCGTCCCTCGCACGAGCCTTTACCTGGTGCATTACCGCAGCCTCGTTGGTTTTAATGGTTACGCTCATTACTTTACTTGACCCTCCGCAGGGTGATTTCCAGCAGGACGCCCAGGTTGTTTATGTCAAGAATGTTCGTGATCTCATAGTATTCACCGTTGTAATCGACCTTGTCGGTGTTGACGATAGTGACGCCAGCGGGCTTGCGACAGCGAAGGACGGCATCAAGACAATAAGTTTCCTTGTTGAACTTGATGCTTTCCTTGCCGCCGAGAAACTTTATATCACAAGGCATGGCGGTAACTATCACCACAGGCGGCGTATCGCTGACGCCGAGAGCCGTGTTTGTCCGCGTCATTCGGACAATATCGCAAGAAAGATTATACATGTCAACCGAGTTCGCTACATTTGTAGCCTCGATTGACGTGTCACCTATTTGTATCCTATAATCGCTCATAGTGATTACACGTACTGTCCCCGTACTAATACCTTCGGGAGCAAACAAACGCATAAGGGATTACTTTGCGTTTCGATTATAATCCCCTTGCCCATTGGCAATACTTCGGATTTTCCGTAAAATTCTATGCCGAGGGAGTTCGCAGTTTCATTGAAATCTGCCGGAGCAAAATAAGTCTTGAACAACCCGGGAAGACCAACTGGGAAGAAGAACGCATTACCGGGGCTGCCTGCCGCTACTGTCGGGATAAAAGCGGTAGTGCCGATACTGCCCGGATACTCCTCAAAAACGATACCCGCATACACAAACCCCTTACGCATATCGTTACGTAACGCCGCACCGTCCAACCACCGTGCATAAGCAGCCTGCACACCGGCTTCGTTGGTCAGCAAGTCAAACCACGTCGAATTACAGAAGCAATGAATATGGTTATAGGGTTGTCCGCCGAGGTTTCTCTCAATGGTACGCTTAACAGTCATACAAGATGTCTTAATGGGCGGTGTGGCTGCGGTAAAGTCGAACTCTACGACGTCCGGTGTCACTTCAAACTCTTCCCACAAGTTATGAACTACGGTAGTCCCATCGGCATCCAGCACTATTCCCTGGATAGCTCCGAGACGATGAAACTCGACCGTTGCCTCGTGCGACCGACGCATTTCCCGGATTTTCTCGACAACAACCTGGTCAACAGTTTGCAGTTCGTTTTCAGTTCCGAACACCCGAATACCCTGTACTTCATCAGCCATTACAGTATCAAATTTGCTCAGGTGAGGTGCTCTGAAAAATCTCAGCTTACGCTTCGCTGGCGTCCCAACGATGGGCGGTGTGCCTCTGGCACTTGTCGGGATCAAAGAGAGGATCGAATCCTTCTCCTCGATACCAATATCCACCGTCCTTACGCCTTTCGATTCAAAAAGCCCCAATTCACCAATACGCTGCGGGGTGACTTTGGCCCTGTTAATGGCCGCCGTCAACTCTATACAGCTATTGGGATTAACTCTAAATATGTCTAACATTTGAAATCTCCTTTATTAAAAAACATTTAGCCTTAAAAAGCAAACTACTTACTACTTAAAAAGCAAACTACTTACTATCTCGGCAAGCCAACATCAGCAATAGCGGCCTGCGAACGACTCTGTATGCCCACAGCAGCCAAAGCAGCGATACCCGCCGCAAGCGTACCTGCGGAGAAATGTAGCTGGTCTGAATTTACGATTGACGGGCCACGCACTAAGAACGGCCTCCGCAGGGATTCACCGTCTCCGGTCTGGAGTTCGATAAGACTCACGGGGGCAAGCAAAACACGAGTACAACTGGCGGAAGTCAACGTATTGCTGTTGGTCGTCAACTCCCCGGCGGTCGTTGTGGCGATTGTGGCCGCGGCCTCGACACCCCCGGCAGTCAGCAGCAGCCTCGTATCAAATATAAGGTCCGCTGGATTGCCCAACGTATTGAGCCACGTAAATGTTCCAGTAGTGATAAATGTAGCACCGGCATAAGTAATATCGCCAGCGACACCACCGGCACGCACAACAGCTAAATCAAGAGCGGTCTGAATAGCTGCTGTGTTTGCGCTCCAGGCAATCGGGGCGGTTGTATGCCCCTTGACGGTAATTGTAAATGTACCGCTTGCCGAAGCGACAGCCATTGTTACAGTTTGCACGGCGGCAACAGCACCAGCCTCCGGCCCCATTCCCTCGCCGATTTCATACCCCACGGTAGCGGCGAGTACACGGGTGACTTCAAATTCTTGACGTGCATACCCATACGGAAGCTCGTATTTAAGCACATCCCCTAAAACTTTGCCTTCTGAAATTGATGGTAACATAATGTTTTTCCTCAATTAAATAGTGTTATTGTTATTTGTTGATAGCCTGGCGACTTAATCCTGGCGACTTAATCCTTAAACCCCGCAGCCACGTTCTGCCGATCCATTTCCACAAGTAAAGAATTCGGTTTTACTGCGGAGGGATTAGCCAGTTCCAGCGACAACGACTGTACGCCGGTCACTTCCCCCAGCTTGACGGGCCGATTCTGCACCAAAACATCATGCAGCAAATCGAAACCGTCCGAGTCACCCTTTGACAA